CTGCTGCTCGCCCTGGAATATCCAGAAGGCAAGACACGTCACCCGTCCTGCCCTGATTGAGCATGAACCCTCGGCAACAGCAGCTTTTTGAAAAGTTCAAGAAGGTCAAATACGGCCTTACCTTCCGTCCGATCCTGGACGTGAAGGGCAACCCTGTAGCTGCCAAGCCAGATGTCATCATTGAGCGGGAAATCCTCCGAAACTACGAGGATTATTCCTCCATCCCAGGGAACAAGCTCATGTCCTGGGAGGAGCATTTCAAGGTGTTCGTCTCAATCATCTGGGATAATCCGAACACACGATACAGATTCACATGGAACCCCTATGCCGAGCGCATCCTTGCCAACGTCAGGGGGCATCGGTTCTTGGGCGTATCCGGCCACGCATCCAGCGGCAAGTCGCAGTTCGGGGCCATCTGGGCGATTGCCAATTTCCTGATCGACCCTGAGCATACCAAGGTGCTCGTCACCTCCACGTCGCTCCAGGAATCCAGGATGCGTATATGGGGCGTTTGCACACGTTACTGGCAGGAAGCCGAGACTTTCTTCGCTCCGATGGGGGGATTGCCTGGGAAGCTGGTGGATTCCTCCGGCAAAATTACTGGCTACCTAGACGGAAGAGCGAACGACCTCGTTGGCCTTGCCCTCATCGCTGGTGGTAAGGGCAACGACGGTGACGCCTCGACGAAGATCGGTTTCAAGGCTGGCAAGCTGATTCTGGTGGCGGACGAGCTTCCCCTGCTCACGCACAAGCTCTACGACGCGGCCACGAACCTCCTGTCCAACGACGGCTTCCAGATGCTCGCCACGGGGAACCTCACCTCGGTGTTCGATCCGTTCGGGTTGTTCACCGAACCCGAGGACGGCTGGGACAGCATCACCGAGGACAGCATGGAGTGGAAAACCCGCATCGGTGGATACTGCATCAGGTTTGACGGTGAGAAGTCCCCCAACGTCATTGCGGGCAAGGAGCTTTACAAAGGTCTGCTCACCCAGACGGGCCTTGATGAAATCCGCGCCAAATTCGGTGAGCGCTCGCCAGGGTTCTACCGAATGGTCAAGTCGTTCCCCTGTCCGACAGGGGCGATTGACACCATCTACTCCGAGCCGGAGCTTGTCAGCCGCCTCTGCGGTCACAAGGACACCCCGTGGCTCCGCAGACCGACGCCCATCGCCTTCCTTGATCCGTCCTTCTCCAAAGGAGGCGACGCCGCTGCGGCCAGCTTCGGATTCATCGGCGAGGCGCAGATCAACGGCAAAACCATCCAGGTGCTCGAAAAATCAGAAACGATTGACCTGATGATGAAGGTCGAGGCGCAGCACAAGACGAAGGACCGCAACGAGCAGCTTGCCGACCTGTTCATCGCCGAGTGCGAGCGGCGCGGCATCGCCATTCCTGACAGAGGCGTTGACGCCACAGGTGGCGGTGATCCCTTCGCCACCATCCTTGCGATGAAGATGGGCCACGGCTTCCAGTTGGTCAGCTTCGCCGGAGCCGCCTCCGACATGCCTGTCAGTGCCACGGACAAACGAAAGGGCAAAGACAGGTTTGGCAATCGTGTCTCGGAGCTTTGGTATGTCGGGAAGGAGTTCGTCGCCAGCGGTCAGATTCGCGGCCTCGACCCTGCCACGATGCGTGAGATGTGCGACCGAACCTACAAGGAGATGGGCAACAAGGTCTATGTCGAGCCGAAATCGGAGATGAAGAAGCGGACGGGCGGACGCAGCCCTGACCGTGCTGACTCCTGGGTGGGCTTGATTGAGATTGCCCGCAGGAGGTACAAGTTCACCGCCGCAGCCCGTGCGCTCGCGCCTGCCCCCAAGAAGCCCGAGGCGTTTGACTGGTTCGCCGAGGTGGAGCGCCCCAAGAAACCCGATTTCCGCCAGCAGTTTGTCACGGGCGAAGGCTTCCACTCGGAGCAGAATGTTTCCTGGGGCGAAGGCCTTGACAGCAGCATGAACCTCTTCTAAATACGGAAACATGAACGAACAATCCAAGTCGCACAACGCTCGTCTCCGTAACGGAGATTACAGGTTCCTTCGAGGCAACGTCCTCGACATCGGCTGCGGACCCGACCCGATCAAGCTGCCTCCGCCTGCCGTGGTGATTGGCTGGGACTTGAAGGACGGTGACGCTCAGTATCTTGAAACCTTGAAGGATGAGTCCTTCGACGCCGTGGTGTCCAGCCATTGCCTTGAGCACATGGTCAGCGTCCCTGTGTCCCTCAAGAACTGGGCGCGTGTGCTCAAGACGGGAGGCTACATGCTCATCTATGTGCCTAGCTATCTTTTTTATGAAAAATATCAATGGCCTAGCCGTTACAACGGCGACCACAAATCCAGCTTCGACCTGATCGACCCGCCTGTTCGCCCCGATCACAACTTCTACACGTTCCGTGACATGCGCCGGATCGGCCTGGAGGTTGGCCTGACGCTGGAGGACGCACGCATGGAGATTGACAACTACGACCTGAGCAGGACATGGGACAAGAACTTCGACCAGACTCGCGGCAGCGCTCTCGCCCAGGTGACGTTCATCTACTTCAAGCATTGATCCATGAGCAAGCTCACCCCCGCCGTTTTCTACTCCTTCAACCAGCGTCACCTCTACGACAGGTTGATCGAGAATTGCTACGCCCTTGACGGCACCAAGATCAAGAAGGTGATCGCGCCGGAGCCGAAGGTCGGCTATCCCGCCGTGTGCAATGTCGCCTTCCGCACCGTCTGCGAGGCCATGAAGGGCAAGCCGTTCGTCTGGCTTGAGGCGGACTCAATCCCGACGCAGCCCGGCTGGCTTAAAAAGCTGGAGGAGGAATGGGAGGTGGCGAAGTCGTTTGGCAAGTCAATCCTCTGGACGAGCGACTCCAACCCTCCGCACGACCTTTGCACGGGCATCGGCGTCTATGGACCTGACGCCCTCTCCCTTGTTCCCGAGGGTCTGGATGACGACGGGTTTGACGGCTACATCCTCAAGAACCACGCCGACAAGATTCACAAGACGGCACTGATCCAGCACTCCTACGGCGACTACAACGCCAAGGGAGATGTCACCCTTGTCCGCCAGCCGAAGGTTCGTGAGAACGCGGTGATCTTCCACAAGGATCAGTTCCAGGACCTGATCTCGGTGGAGAAGCACTTCGGTTCCTCCGGCGACCTCGGTGACATCATCTACCTGCTGCCCCTGATTGAGGCTGCTGGCGGAGGCTACCTCTGGCTCTATGACCGTCCGTGGACGAAGAACCTGAGCAGCCGCTACCCGATCATTGAGCCGTTGCTTGCCTCACAGCCCTACATCAAGGCTGTCGCCCTTGGCAACGGGCGCAACGTCGAGTATGACATGGCGACGTTCAGGCATGTCTATCGCCCCGACAGGACGCTCACCGCCTCGCAGGGGGAGCACGGACGCAAGAGCTACGGCCTGCCCGTTGTCAAAGGTGACAAGAAGTGGCTGCACGTCAACCCGTCCACCGAAACGAAGGGGCGTGTCATTATCGCCCGCAGCGCCCGCTACCACAACTCACTGTTCCCCTGGAAGCGCATCCTCGCCCACTACGGCAACTCAATCCTGTTCGTCGGGATCAAAGAGGAGCACGACGACTTCTGCCGTGCGTTTGGCAACGTCGAGCACCGCCCGACCAAGGACTTCCTTGAACTGGCGCAACTGATTGCAGGCTCCGACCTGTTCATTGGCAACCAGTCCAGCCCCTATGCTGTCGCAGAGGGGTTGAAGCACCCTCGCATCCTTGAATGCAACCTGCGCGTCCCTGACTGCATCTACCCGAACGGCGGTCAGGTCTGCTACGACGGGCATCTGGATTTCCTCCCTGCCGCCGGAGGAAAGCAGACGGAGTTCTTCCAGCGCGTGCCGAAATACAAGAAGGAGGCATGGTCCGTCTGCCCTCCTGGGAAGTGGCAGTATCCAGGGTTCCGCCCGCAGAACGACATCTCCGCCATGGCGCAGATGGTTGCCCGTGAGAAGCAGGTCAAGGCCCCCGAAGCCCGTGACCTGATCTACCGTCACAACTGCGAACGCCTGCCTGACTTCTTCACCGAGAAGCACGACGGCCAGTTTGAACGTGTCCTCAAAGCCCTGTCCAACGCTCAATGATTATCGTCATCCCTTTCGGCTCCGAAAAGGAAAAGCCCCTGCTCAAGCTGCTTACCCAGGCCGTCTGCCTGCTCGGCAAGGTGAAGCAGCCCGTGCTCATCGCCTCCACCCCCTCGTTGCTGGGTGACGCAAACGCCGCCGCTGACGTGCTCAGGCGCGTCTGTGCCTCGGTGG